GGCTAGACGAGTCACAGAGTAAGCCTACTGAAGCTGAAATACAAGCAGAAATAGCTCGCTTACAAGCTGAGTATGACGCTAAAGAATATCAAAGACAAAGAGCTACAGAATACCCACCTATCGGAGACCAGTTAGATGCTCTTTGGAAGGGCGGAGAAGCTGCTGCTGAGATGCTTGCTAAAGTACAAGCTGTCAAATCTAAGTATCCTAAAGGAACAGTATAATGCCATTAACAACGGTAGACCCAGGCTTATTAAGCACCAACGCACAATACAATGGCTTCAAGAATAGAATCATCAATGGTGCAATGCGGATTGACCAGCGTAATGCTGGTGCTGGTGTTACTCCTACAAATAATCAATACACTCTTGATAGATGGTCTGCATTTTCATCACAAACTTCTAAATATACTGTTCAACAATCAACAACTGCACCTACAGGATTTATCAATTCCATGGTGTTTACTTCAAGTTCCGCATATTCAGTTGTTTCAAGTGATTATTTTGGGATACAACAAGCCATTGAAGGTTTAAATGTTTCTGATTTAGCATGGGGTACTGCAAGTGCATCACCAGTTACTATTAGTTTTTGGGTTCGTTCATCATTGACAGGAACTTTTGGTGGTTCACTAAGAAATAATGATGTTAGTCGTTCTTATCCTTTTAGTTACACAATTAATTCTGCTAATACTTGGGAACAAAAGTCAGTAACTATTGCTGGCGATACGACAGGAACTTGGTTAACAACTAATGGAATTGGAATAAGAGTTTGGTTTAGTATTGGTGCTGGCTCAACATTTAGTGGAACTGCTGGCTCTTGGTCTGGAAATAACTACAATTCAGCCACAGGAGCAACATCAGTAGTCGGCACTAACGGAGCAACCTTCTACATCACAGGTGTTCAACTAGAAAAAGGCTCTACTGCTACTAGCTTTGATTACAGACCTTATGGTACTGAGTTAGCTTTGTGTCAAAGGTATTATCAGGCTGTTTACGGCAACGCTACTTCAGCACTTCCACTTGGTGCTAGACTTTCAGCTCCTTCAACAGGAAGTGGTTATCAACTAACACTACCATTAAAAGTTTCAATGCGTACAACTCCAACCTGTACTCGTGTAGGGTCATTTGCGGTTGGTAACACGGCACAGCCAGGTGTTTTTGCTGATACAGAACTTTTAAATATTTATACAGGTTCTACAAGTAGTGGAGATAGTTACTTTTATGCACCTACATCAAGCATAGGTGTAACAATATCTGCGGAGCTATGATTATGTATAAAGAAATTAAAAACCCAATTAACGGTCAGGTTGTCCAAATCCAACGCTTGTCTGACACAGCTTATATCCCATTTGACCCAGCCAACACAGACTACCAAGAGTACCTAAAGTGGGTCTCTGAAGGCAATACTCCATTACCTGCGGATGAGGTGTAATAGATGGCACAGATTAGTGAAACTGAAGCAAGACTAAACAGTCACGAAGCAGTCTGTGCAGTACGCTATGCAGCTATTGACGCTAGACTTAAAAGACTAGAACAAGTGTTAATTGGTGCTTGTGCAACTATTATTATTACCTTACTTGGCATTGCGATGAAACTATGAGAGAACTAACAGTAGGTGAAAACCTAACAGCAGGTTCAGTTAACACAGTCTATACAGTCCCTAAAGGATGTAAGGCTATTGCTACATTGTTGTTCTTTTCTAACTATGGCGGCAGCTCTAAGTCTATTACTGCTTCATGGTACGACAAGAGTGAGAACGACAGCACTATTATTATGGGCGGTAAATCTATCGGTGCTGGCGACTATATTCAGTTTAGTCAAGGTCGCATGGTCATGGATGAGTACGATGAACTAAGGGTAACTCCTGAGTCTTCTAGCTCATTCTCAGTAATCTTTACTGTAGAGATTCTACAGAACACTGCTTATCAGAATGGGTCTTAATTATGAAACCAGGATTATATGCCAATATCGCAGCCAAGAAAGCAAGAATCAAGGCTGGCTCAGGTGAAAAGATGCGTAAGGTAGGTAGTAAAGGTGCTCCAACCGCTAAAGATTTTAAGGATGCTGCTAAAACAGCTAAGAAAAAGAAATGAAAAAAGACTCTAGATTAGCTAAAGCAGGTGTCTCAGGCTATAACAAGCCTAAAGCGACACCTAGTCATCCTACTAAGTCTCATGTAGTAGTGGCTAAATCAGGCGACCAAGTTAAGACTATTCGCTTTGGTCAACAAGGTGTAAAAGGTAGTCCAGACGGTTCAGCAAGAAATAAAGCCTTTAAAGATAGACACGCTAAGAATATCGCTAAAGGTAAGATGTCAGCAGCTTATTGGGCTGATAAAGTTAAATGGTAAAGGAGCTAATATGCCACTAAAATCAGGTAAATCAGACAAAACAGTATCTTCTAACATCCGTATGATGGTTAAAGAAGGTAAACCACAGAAACAAGCAGTAGCTATTGCTCTGTCAAAGGCTGGTAAAGCCAAGCCAATGATGATGAAAAAAAGTGGTCGTGGACGCTAAATAGTTGTTGACACAAACATAAAACTGTGGTAAACTTAGGAACATTATGAACTACATTCAACTCGTTAATTCGGTTCTAAGACGACTCAGAGAGACAGAAGTCTCCTCTGTCAACGATAACGCTTATTCTAAGCTAATTGGCGAGTTTGTCAATGATGCTAAACGCAATGTCGAAGATGCTTACAACTGGAACTCATTGTCAGACACACTGACAGCGGTAACAGCTAATGGTATCTTTAACTATGTATTAGTTGGCTCAGGTCAACGCTTTAGAGTTATTGATGTATTGAACGACAGCTCTGATGTTGTTGTAAGAAATGCTTCTACTCGCTGGATGAACCAACAGTTCTTGTTGAATCCTACACAAGCTGGTACTCCACAGTATTACAACTTTAATGGTACAGATTCTAACGGCGACACACAGGTAGACTTATTCCCTATTCCTAATGGTGTCTACAATGTCCGCTTCAATGTGATTTTACCGCAACCACCTCTAGAGTCTGACTCTGACATTGTTTTAGTGCCTTTTGAGCCTGTTATCTTCTTAGCTTACGCTAAAGCATTGGCAGAGCGTGGTGAAGACGGTGGTTTGTTGTCTAGCGAAGCTTATGGCTTGTATAAGACATCATTGGCTGATGCTATTTCTCTTGAAGCTGGTCGTTACTTTGAAGAAGAGACTTGGAGTGCTCCATAAATGGCAGAACAAATAACAACTGGTACGATTGCAGCTCCAGGCTTCTTTGGGTTAAATACTCAAGATAGTTCTATTCAGCTGTCCAGTGGTTTTGCATTAGAGGCTAATAACTGCGTAATCGACCGCTATGGTCGTATTGGTGCTCGTAAGGGGTGGACTAAGGTCAACTCAACAGCAGCCTCTACAGGCTCATTTAGAGCCATCTATGAGGTGTTTAAGGATGATGGTAATGTGGTGTTGTCTGCAGCTAACAATAAGCTCTATAGCGGCACTACAACCCTTACTGAACTAGCTGTTCGCAATAGTGACAACACTGCTAACTTAACTTACGCTATCACTGACGATAACTGGCAGATTAGCGGTATGCCTTATGACACTGGAGCAACTCCTTCAGGTCATGCTATTTTAGCCCAAGCTGGTCATCCTATTCTGGTGTATCACAAACTAGGCTCTACAGCTCATGCACATACTGGTTCTTATGGTCTACAACGCTTAGGTGATATTGCTTCTAACTTACCAGGAACTTACACAGTTACGAGCTTTACACCTAATATCTGTATGACTGCTTTTGGTCGTGTATGGGTTGCAGACATTGCTAACGATAGACAAACTGTATACTTCAGTGATTTGTTAGACCCTACCGAGTGGAAGACAGGTACTTCTGGTTATCTTAACATTAGTGAAGTTGTTCCTAATAACGACCCTATCGTTGCTTTAGCGTCTCATAACGGTTTCTTGATTATCTTCTGTGAAAAGCACATTGTAATCTATGAGAACCCAGTAGACCCTTCAGCATTGGTATTAAAAGATGTTATCACTGGTATTGGTTGTATTGCTAGAGACTCTGTAGCATCTATTGGTACAGACTTGTTATTCTTGTCTTCTACTGGTGTGCAATCTTTACAGCGAGTTGTACAAGAAAAGTCATTACCATTTAGAGACATCTCAAAGAATGTACGAGATGAACTGTTAGCCAATGTGAATTCTGAAGTATTAAAATATATTAAAGCTACTTACTTCTCTACAGATGCTTTCTACTTGTTAGCATTACCATCTACTGGTTTTACTTATTGCTTTGATACTCGTGGTGCGTTAGAGAACGGTGCGTCAAGAACAACTATTTGGAAGCAAATTGCACCAACAGCATTCTGTGTAACTCAAGATAGACAGTTATATCTAGGTAAGCCTGGTTACATTGGTAAGTATGACGGATACGAAGACAATGGTGCAACATATCGTATGTCTTACTTTACTAACTACTTTGACTTTGGTTCAGCTACTACTAATAAGATTCTAAAGCGAATCAATGTGACTGCTATTGGCGGTTCAGCACAGCCTATCGCTGTTAAGTGGGGTTATGACTATACTCGTAACTACTTCTCTCGTGGTATCACATTACAGAGAGTGTCTGTGTTTGAGTATGGAGTGGCAGAGTATAATGTAGCTACTTATACTAACGGTATTGCTTTGGACATTGCTAATATTCCAGCTTCTGGTTCTGGTACTGTTATGCAGCTTGGTTTTGAATCAGACATTGATGGTACACCATTATCAATTCAGAAAATTGACTTCTTCCTTAAACAAGGTAAAACACTATGAGTAATTATGTTAAGGCAACGAACTTTGCCACTAAAGACACCCTACCTACAGGTGACTCTAACAAGATTGTTAAAGGCACGGAGATAGACAACGAGTTTAACTCTATTGCTGGTGCTATCAGCTCTAAAGCTGACATTGCATCTCCAACATTCACAGGAACTCCTGCAGCTCCTACAGCTACTTCGGGTTCTAACACAACTCAGATTGCTACTACAGCATTCGTAACAGCTGCGTTACAGGCTATATATCCTGTTGGTTCTGTTTATATCAACGCTACTAGCTCTAGCAACCCATCAACATTATTAGGATTTGGTACTTGGGAAGCTTTTGGTGCTGGTCGTGTAATGGTTGGTTTAAATAGCTCGGATACAGACTTTGACACAGCAGAAGAAACTGGTGGTTCTAAGACTTCAACATCTTCAGGAACTATCAGCGGCACAGTAGGCGGTACAGCAT